AACTACCCTGTCTTTATCCGTGTGCTTGGTTATGCGAACCTCGTATGCGTTGGCAGGCAATCCCGATAGGTTATGCGTGAAACGAAGTGTGTCGGGAGTCTTTTCGTTCAGATGAAATCTAGCCGTATCATAAGTTGTTGTCTCTTGATATGTCTCGTAAACATTCTCATAAATCGCCTCAATGCGATTCTTTTTGTTTTCTGGAACTGCGGCCTTTGCGCTCGCTAAAGTTTGACCATAGATTATGTATCTTGGAGTTTTTCTGTACCTGTCCCTCGCTGACCACAGACCGTACCCCATGAATTTATTGCGCCAGCCCTTCTTTGTTATTGTCTGTCCAGTTGTGCTCATGTCTGGGTGAGGAATCCACGTCCCTGAGCCCACCGCGCGATACTCGATGGTGTATTCCAAAAGGAGGTTTCGATAACTTCCTTCTTTGTAGGCAAACAGACCACCGCTCATAACAATGCCGACGGCAAATTCGGTTACCGCATTACCTGTCGTCGTGACAATGACCTCTGCGCCCTCCTCGTCCAAAACATGATTTACGGATTGCTCGAACACAGCATCACCAAATTTTGGAATAGACGATTGGTTCAAATCTCCATTCCTATAAGTGATCTGTTGACCGCCTTCCGTAACATCGTCCAAGGCAATATTGTTCACCTTGATGTTTGAAACCGAGGCGGTCTCCCCATCGGTGAGGTGAAAAAGAACATTGAGTTGATCCTTATGACCTTCGTATGTTCTATATTGCGCAATAACCTGTGGAGTAAGCTTCATCTTGCCGTAAAGAACAGACGAGGTTAGCCCCTCGCTAATAGCATTCCTCGATGGATTCCAACCATAAGAATTGGAGTTTTGTCGAGAATCGGATTGAGCCATCTCTGGTGTTGGTGGAGGAAGTATTGCATTGACCAACATTCCTCCCGCCATGCCGACGACTGCACCTGCAAATGCCCCGCCTGCCGCCGCCGCGCCTGCTGACCAACCGACCCCTGCGCCCGACAGATAGGTGGACGCACCCATGGTCACATACGCCGCAACCACGGTAACGACAATCATGGCTACTGCACGAATGGTGGATTTTCCACCTCCACCATCACCGCCACCACCTGCTATTTTTGCGCAGATAGAAATATTATCACTGGACAATAATTTTCGATCAAAGTTTTTCTCCTGCTTGCCATTTACAATAACGACAAGTTCGAAGTCTGCGTCAGCATAACGCTGTAAGGCATCACCTAGCCGCGTCCCCTCGACTACAGGAATGATGACTCTATCCTGAGGACTAAAGGGGTTTTTAGATACGGTTAAGTTGCCCAACGATAAAATCCCCTAATCCTCTGATTCCACATTGGAGATATCATGTTTGATATCGTAGACGTCTGGCCCTCTATCGTGTGGAGAAACTTTCCTCCTCCGATAAAAACTCCAACGTGCGTCACAAAGTCAGGGTGACGACTAGACAAAGACATGGTGATAACATCACCCATTTGAATATTTATCTTCTCGACAGCGACCCACTTTTTCAAGTTGGCCTCGGAGGTCATGTTCTTGTTTATGGATTTCGCGTCAGATGAAGATATATTGAATTCTGGAAGATCTATGTTGCGTTCTTCACGGTAGTAAGTTTTGACCAAACCCCAACAGTCAAAGCCGTCAAAGTCACGACCTCCATCAATAAAGCGTACACCAATATACCTATCTAAACTCATGATGTAAACATGTTAGCGGAGGTCACTTTTAGTCCATCAGTCCCAATGGCAGGAAACCCGCCAAATCTGGAACTGTTGCCCAATTCTTTGCATCTGGTTAATGAGTGGTCGCACTCAGTAGCCCCACCCGAATATCCACAAAAAACGCTCTTGAATTGAAAGTTGCAATAGTTCTTGAGACATCTATTCTTGGGAAACTTTCTGCGAAATGGGTCGATTGAAGTCAGGGTAAATGTCACCCAATTCTCATCACATAAGGAACCGCCAACCGTGAAGGCGAGAGTGACATAGGTTCCAGTCTGAGCGAGATCCGTGCCGTTGATAACGTGGATGGTGACCTCTGCGTCAACTCCTCCATCGGCCTGATCAACATAGCCCTGTATGGCACGACCAACATTGGATACCCTTAGTGCCACAGACTGGAGTTCGCCCTTGGATGGTTCTCCAATATTGTCTATCTCAAATGGAAATGATATCCAGTCTTCACTGGTGGAGGTGTCGGGATCTTCCCAGTTGACATCCACATCATTGTTAACGATGCGAATAGGCTCAACCAGAACCGAAGGCATTTCTATCTTCACGACAACTAGGGCGACATTATCCTCGTCCCATGCGTTCTTAGCTGAGATTAGACCTGCGGGAAGATTAAGCATTTGGCACTTCGTGTAGCATGATACTTACTTTTCTTCGCCCATTGTATATGTGCTCGGACTCAAGTTCAGAGATAGGGAATCTAACAACGTATGCGGTAGATGTCGCTGTGTCAGTCCAGTTGAACGGCCTTGCTCCCTGAGACAAAAAGAATGCTTTTAGTAATTGGTAATCGGACTCCTTCATCGATGTCCAAGTCAGGTCAAACGCGCTCTTGCTTACCGTTGCGGTTGATCGCGTTGCCTCGATCCCGTTCTCAAACTTGGTCGTAATCTTGCGCTTGATGAGCGTCTCGTTAGATGGGTAGTTTGGCTCAGGTAAACTTGATGGCCAATTGTCGGTTACTGCCATTATCCCATTATTCCTCTAAGAGAGTCGCGAGATCCACCCTTGTTTCTTTGGATCTGATCTAGCATAACCGTCATCATTGTTTGGCTATTATCGGCCTTGGATCTAGCCTGAGTCACTTGCATTTGGACTCCAGTCTGATTTATGATTTGGACTGAATTATTGGCCTTTGATGATACGTTGGCAGGCCCAACTGGACTATCGATAAAAGGTATCCCCTTGCCTCCAGTATTGGGCGTCACCGTAGGTCCGGTAAAGTAACTCTTGGCCATATCTCCCACAAAATTCAATAGCGCATTACTGGCGTTTTGGGCAAGCATCTGAGACATTTGCCTTTGGATCGTATTAAGTAAGTCATTAACAAGGTCTTGAACCTTGAGTGTGCCCTCGAATACATTGTCGAAAAAAGTCTCGAATGCAGAATCGAAACCCCTAACTATGCCCTGAGTGAAAGTCTCTGCCACCTTAGCCATATCTCCATATGCAGATTTGAACTCAGCGTTTATTTCAGTAAGTGCCTTGTTCCATCCCTCTGCGAAAGTCTTTGACGCCGAGTTCGCTTTCGAATCGTCGCCACCGTTAGATGTATTGACATTGTCATCGATACCCTTTCTTAATTCCTCCTGTATCTTTTTGCCGGCCTTCCTGAAGTTGCCCTCCCCAAAAAGTTCATCTAACTCCATATTGGCGCCCATATTCTTCATCGTGCGCCTGAGTTCATCTAGAGCATCTTTGGAGGTATTCGCCCCATCAACGAGACCTTTCATCTGATCCTCGAAGTCGAACTCGATCTCGAATCTATTGTCTTTGCTAGAGACCAATTCGTCTAATTTTTTAAGGGAAGCTCTCAATTCGTCAGCCTCTTTCTTAATCTCCTTCATTGATGCACCCTTCACCAATCCTAGCATAGATGATGGCTCGGCATCCTTTCCGCTCTCTCTGAGCGCGGCCATTCGGTCGTCTAAATCAGAGATGGCGATAATGGTTTTGTTGATCTCTTCTTTGACGCCAAGCTCGGTAAGGAATCCACTCTCCAGTCTGGCTCGAAGGTCCAATGCCTCATTGATTATTTTCTTTATGCCTGCACCGATCCCATTGAATAACACAGCAAGCATTCTCCCAACGTCAAAGACATTAGCCATAAATACGCCAAGCATTTCGACTGCCGCAGAGAACCCTGCTCCAAGACCTCCTATCCCGTCCGTTGGAAAAACGGTCTTCATATTAGCTTTGAACAATTCCCAAATTCCCACAGCGGCAGTTTTCACCTGCTCAAGATTTTTTGTGAAAAAATCAGTGACGCTAACAAGACCATCTTTCAGATCGTCAAAAACCCCTGCGCTACCTATCCCCGTCATAAGTTCGAACCAAGCAGATTTTATTCTGGCAATTCCCGCTTCCCATGTTGTACTGTAGACCTCGATTGACTCATCGGCCCCATCACTCAAAATATTGACAATGGCGTCCGACACTCTCTTGGAAGAAATTTCCCTCGACTGCATTTGCTTACGAAATTCTTCACTCGTTAAATTCAGCTCCTCCCTGATCTTCTGTTCAACCTTGGGGATTCTTTGCGCTAGTTGATTCAGCTCTTGCCTTTGAGCATTACTCAGCGCGTTGGTTTGCCTAAGTGCCAAAGTGACGCCTTTGACGTCTGCCGCACTTAGACCGTATTTAGCTTGAGCCCCGATAAGTGCTTTCATACCCTTTTCTGTAGGATCGATTCCTGCATTGAGTAGCTGAACGAAACTCTCAGTCATATCTTTGATAGTCGCGACGGGAGCCTCTTTTTGAAAATCTTTAACCCAATCGAATGCTTGGTCTGCGGCAGTTGCGCTACCGAGTAACGCTTGAAGGCGTATCTTCATCTGCTCAAGCTGAGAGTTGGCCTCAATGAAACTCTGCCCAACATTAATCCCTGCGAATGCCGCCGCTAATGCTCCTGCAGTAATAGTCAAGGACTTGAGGTTCCCCCTGACTTTCTTGAGCGGAGAACTAGCCATATCAATGGCCCTAAGCGTAATATGAACAGCACTCATTGTTTTCTTATTTTCTCCAACTCTATCGACTCGGCTATTTTGATTTTTCTCAACAAGAACATATCAAAATCGATACCGATTGCGTCACAAACCATTTTCACAGCAGGATAATCTAAGCCCACCACGCCCATGCCCCCTGCTCTCCACTGAGTGCAGATGTGACTCCAGAGAAAAATGAACTGACTCAAAGCGGCATCTTTGAGCGGAGGTTTGTAGTCGCACGGCCCACAGGGAGTAGGCTCTTTAAGGAGGTCAAAGTTTTCTTTGCAAACTCTGCACTTCTCTGGTCCTGTCTGTTCACCATGCAACCACCTCCAGTAGTCCTCTACTTTTTTTCGGCCTTCCCCCCGAAGGTATCGGCCAACACTTCCATCGCATGATTGATGCAATCGGAGAAAGGCACGTCTTGCCAATTCTCAAGCCCACTGTGGGCACACACTGCCTCAATCATAGATTGGTCAGGCACAAGCTTTGCGTCATCTGACATCGCGGCATTCATCGAGAATTGATAGAGGTCGATTCCGCTACCCTCCTTGATGGCCTTGAGATCTCTTGAGCTGAGTGCCTTACTTTTTTTCTTAGCTTGCATAATCAGGTTTATCGTTTTCAAGTGTGAAGGTTATAGGATAACCACTCGCATCGTCTTGCCAATAAGCCTCGAATTCCAAGTTGTACATGACTGGTCCCGCACCGTTTCTCTCCACAGGCTTGAGCGGAGCTACCACTTCAGGCAATGTCACAGTAAACGTATCTGTTCCATTTGTTGCCGTGATCTCGATAGAGAATTCGGTATTGTTTAGTGCGAGATTGTAGTAAGTCAAATCCCTAAACAAAAGCTTCGCTGTTCCGTTAATATCCAACATGCCCTCTGGCGCTTCCACCCTTCGGCCATTTGAGGACAAGGTGTACTGTTCGGTGTCAATGCCTTGATCGATATTGAGGGTGCATTCAGTAGCAGTTGCAATCGTTGAGCCGTTTAGCTTGAAGTTGACTTGCTTTGCTTGGAATTTGCGAAAGTTATTCTCGACAGGAGTATTATCTAAAGTTGTGCCAGAACTCGTTTCTTCGCGACCAACTAGACTCATGGTGGCCTGCAATTCCTGATTCGTGACAAATTGAAATTGAGCCGAATTGACTTTCACTCCGTCCCACAAAAAGTAAAGATCCTTGTCTGAGAATCCACCTTGTAGCGATGCTGAAGGGTTGTCGTTCTTTGGAGTATAGGTGTGCAAATATGGTCCAACTCCAGTTGTTACCGGATCGCCAAACATAAATTTCAACCAGTAACCCAATGAGATGCCTTCGGCGGGAATAGTGACATCGCCACCAACATTCACATTACCGAATGCGGGTTGTTGCATGTATCTTTTTCCATTCCGAATCACTTCGGACTTGATCATGTTCTCGTCTGTTGAGATACTGTTATTAATAAAGGGGATGCAAACCATATCCCCGTCGTTCACTGTAGGAGTAACGCCGTAATCTGTCTCCCAGATTAGCATTAGCTTCTCGAAATATCCTCTTGCTGTTTCTGCCATTTTATCTATCTCCTAAGTGAGTCCGTGATGACAACCCAAAATCGTATCCAGTTTTACTTGGCATATTAAATTGGCCAAGTGTAGAGGGTAAAAAGTCGAGTCGTCATAACTAACCGCAACCATGTCGGCTACGGCATTTTTACCTTCTGCGTGTTTTGCAAGATTGTTCATTACAATATTCACCATTTCGTCCAAAAGGTAAAACCCTTTTTGCTCGATGATATCGTTTTCGTTATAGTCGTTGAACTGTGCGTTAAGAATCGCTAAGTCTATCTCAAACGTAAAAATGGTTTCCGATACTGCCATCCCGCTATCCACTGATGTCGGAGATATCATAAGGAAAGGGCAATCATCTTCGCCATGGCCGTCTTTCTCGACGTAACCTATAAACATCCTGAGAGGCTTATCGAAATTAGATACGCAAAAATCTTCTAGTTCCGAGTCCTCGATGAGAGACTCTCTGAACGTAGATATCAGTTCAGAAAAAGTGAAACCGACGTTCATCATGATGCTAGTGTATTCTTAATGAATTGTGAAGACTTCGTGCCGTACTTTCTGGTCTTACCTTTGACCTTTGCCTTCTTGGCTAATCTCTCCTGCTCACGCTTGAGCACCATGGCAAATTTTTTCTTGAAGTCAGATATGATGCTATTTTTGTTTCTAGCGAAATACACGCCAACAGCATCACGCTTAGGCATATCGATAGACCCTGTGCCTTTCTTCATGCCGATTCCAGTTGAGCCGAAATAGCCCCTCATTCTTTTTCCTACCGAATTATCCAACCTTCCAGATGGGGTCATGTATTTCCCTTCTGCGAGTGCGTTCATATACTTGGCGGCCTGCTTCACGCCTTCGGAAATCTTGTTGCCACCGAACTTATATGCGAACGATCCATCTCCGATGAAACCAAAGTCGTATGAATTGGCATTCTTGCCGTTCTTTCCGCTCACCGCTACCCTTAACGCTTGCCACAAAGGAGGTCGTCCTTTTTTTGACACGAAAGGATTAGGGCTTTGACTAATGTGCTTTTCTGGGTCGAAGTTGTATTTGTTTCGTCTGCTAGTTAATTCGTTAAGGAATCTGTTTCTAGCCTTTCCAAATAAGTTTTTCTTTGGGTCCATTCCAAGAGTATTGTACTCCATGGCCTGCTTCATTTTTCTGCGATGAGATAGCGCCGTCCATCTTAGGGCTCTCGCTACAACTCGCGGATTCTTGTCGATTAGATCATTGAGGAATGGTTCGGCTTCATCTCGAACCGTGATTTCCATGCGTACGCTCATCTTATGCGACCGCGCTTAACCTTGTGGTTAGCTGTGCATACGAAGGTGTACAATCCATGTTCTTGCTTGATTTGCTGAATGCGCCAGTTGGTCCCTGTGGATTCTTGGCGAATAACTTCGTCTTGCTTTGGTAATGCAGGCATCCATATCTTGGCAACATAAATATGAGCAAGAGATGAGATGCCTGCATTGAATTCTACTTCTGCTCCTGCTCCAGTGTTGAATGAATCAACATCGATTGAAGCTTTGATGGGAACCTCGACATTAGATGAATCAACATAGGAGCAGTCCTCCTCGATAGTTTTGCTACCGAGGTGGACTCTCTTAATGTCGTCTTCTAGTCTATCGAGAAAACCCAATTCGCCTAGAGGTTACCGAGCAACCATCCTGCTTCTGAGAGCATTTTTTTCTCACCACGGTGATGACGAACACGGATAACTGTTCCGCGAGTTGCATCTTCGTAGTAAGATTCTGTACCTGACAATGAGTCTTCACTCCACTCAAGCGTGAGGCCAAACTTAGGGCCACCTGCGATTGAGTTTCCTGCAACACTCAAGAAAGCTTTGTCGTCGTCCCAGATGTAAGCACCGGCCATAGCCTCGCCTTCACCGTTAGCATCGTAGATACCTGAAGCGATTTGAAGTTGAGGAACATCCAAGAATGCGCGAACTGCTTGTACTTGCTCAGATAGATTCATGGCAGATACATTCACGACGCTCTTGGCATTGTCGAGGTATTCGGCAGTTTTTAAAACGTCTTGCATTTTCTTTTCAGTCAATGTCAAAAGGTTGGGCTTCATACCGATGGCCAATTCAACTGAACGCATAGCGTCACGGGTGTCTTGTTGAGGTGTTGATGATGGATCGCTCCATGCTGTAGAAACATTGTTTGCTGACTCAGCATAAACAAGGTCGCGGATGCGAACTTCTTGAGACTGAGCGAGAACACCGTTACAGATGTCGGTCGCAACCATTTCGGCATTGATGTAATCTGAATAGATGCGAGCAAAAGTGTCGTCAACGACTTCTTCCCAACCATGTTCTTTGGTTGTGTATTCGTCGCTACCGAATTCGCTGAATCCACGGCCATAGCCTGCGCGTGGTGCGCGTTCGGTCTTACCCGTGCGCATAAGTTCCTTCGCACTAAGCTTAGGGAATGGTCCAGATTGAGCGCCCACAGATACGATGGGCATAATATTCGTGCCCACGAAACCGCGACGTGCGTTTACAGCATCGAAGTCCAGAGCAAGTTCTTGAAGGTCAGGTCGTAATTGAACGCCAGATGTTTGTTGAGCCATGGTCTAAATCTCCTTAAGCTAGGCTAGTTGGAACAACTTCGAGAATGGCGTTGTCGGCACTAGCGGCCTCCAATGCTACAAATCGAGCCGTCGTGCCTGCTGTATCGACCTTGCCGTCAGCAGATGCGTAAAGTGTTGCGCCAATAGTGATGGCCTCAGATGCGATGGCTTTAAATGTGCCTTGGCTATTCACCAATTTTACAGCAACATTTTCTCCAAGAGCGGCGTTCGCCTGAGCGAAACCGATAGCGAATTCCTCGCTTCCTGCGACAGCAACACCAGTTGCGGTTAGTTTGACTCGCTGATAAGCAGAAATAGCCTCGTCAGCAAGCTTGGTGATTACACCAGATACATTGAATTGAGACATTTCTTATGCCCTCCCAGTATGTTGTTTGTATAACTCTGGGAATTCGCGCGATGCTTTAACTAAAGCTTCACGATGGCCCAGACCGTCTTTTTTGAATTTAGAGATAGCTCCCATGAAGTCTTTCACTTCTACTTCTTTGCTTTCGCCTGCTTGATTTTCGCTAGACGAAAATTGAACAGCACTTGCGCCAGATGTTGCAGAAGATTCTTTTTTCTTGAATTCGGAAACTTCCAATTCCAAGGCTTCATTTTTTTCAGTAAGAGATTTGATCTCCTCTGCTTGCTTACCTAACAATTCAGAACTGAACTGCTCGATATTCATGCCTTTATTGAAGCACTCAAGAACGAAGTTTGCATCTCCGCACATAGCACTCATTTTAGACAAGTCACTTTGGACCGATGCCCGAACATCGGCAGTATTAGGCGCATCGGCCATATTGTTCTCCTGTTTTACAAAAGAGGTTACAGTATCCGGCACATGGCCAAATAGGGTGAAGGAAGACTCCATGATTGGAGCATTCCGAAAAACGTAAAGTGGTCCTTGGTGGGAGAATCCATCGACTTCGACCTCTGCCCCCTCTACCACATATTCCGCATCAGTATTGTCTAGGTCAAATCTTAGAGATGTTTCCATCAAGCCTCGACCGTCTTTGACGTACTTTGCGTTGTCATTGTCTAAGAATTCACCCGAGAACTCGACGTGATCGCCAGAGATGTCCATAGCGTCTATGCGCCCACTTAGTTTTGCGGTGTCGTGATCGATCAATGCGGGGATATTATCCTTGCGCATCTTCATGGAGCTTGTCTCAAAAACAAAAGCTCCCCAATAAAAATGCTCAACAACTTGGCCCTTCTTATAGGGCTTCATTGAAAATGTGGATGCGCCTTCCTCTAGCTCAACATCAGTTGAGCCCATGCGAAACTGTGATGCTTCACTCGGTGCTGTCTTGATTTTGTCCATCATTTTCCACTACTTGTTCGGTTTCGTCAGTAAAGATCTCTTTCTTAAAATCCTTAGTCATGCCTAGTATGTCTCGGGCGCTCCATTCTTCATCTGTTTGTTTTACAACATTTTGCGCAATTTTTGAAGCCTTAACAATTTCGCTCTCACGTTGCCTCAAAAGCTCCTCCCAATCTTGGCCATTAGATACCGCCACGTCTTTAAGCGTCGATAATCCCGAAAGGATTTTCACGATATCCGCGTTAGCTTCTTTTAATGGGTCAACAGAGATCCCTTTGGGTGGCGTCGCGGAAATTTTATATTTTCTCTCGTCCAACTCTCCAGATTCAATCTTACTTTCCAGAAACCATCTTACGATAGGTTCCATGAATTCAGATACCATCCTGCGATGCTCGCGAACAAAATTCTTATGAGCCACTTGAAGAGAAGCTCTTGCCGACGAGTAATTGGTTTTCGAAAAGTCAAGGCTAGTTAGCTCCAAAGGTAGACCAAATGGCAATCCTGCAAACCTTAGCATCTGAGTGACGAATGGCCCGAATTGCTGACCACTTTGTTGCGCACCTAAAACCTTAGCTTGCTCACCTACGTTGAGATAAAGGATAGATCCTGTTCGCACATCTTCCTCGCTATACTGCAACCCCTCAGTATCCGTGACCGAGTTGGTTTCCAATGCAGAAGGGCCGCCTTTTTGCTCGATGACCATAGCATGAGACGCAGAGACTTTTTGCTGAACAACCGATGCTTCAATGAAACCATCTATGTCTTCAAATAGGTCAATGCAAGAGGAGAAAGAGGTGACGCCTCTCGTCATAGATACTCGATGCCTCTCTGCTAAAAATATGCAGTCCTTGGCATCAACAACTACTGGATCAACCTTGGAGTTACGGCCCCTTTTGTCATCATGGGGGTAAATGTAAAATTTCTTAGGCAACCCAAGAGGATCAACCTCTACGCCATTGATAATGTTCTTGTCGCTATCCTGTTGTCCGTTTGGATTCCTGATTTGGTCAGCTTCAATGACCTGCAATCGGCCATCGTTCGTTTTGATGATGAGAACGTCGCCGTCAATCTTTTTGGTTCTATAAATGACTCGCTCCAACTCTGGACCAGTCATCATTCCTCGCACCTCTGGAGAGCCATTCCAATATTCATTCCATAGTCTCTCCGCGCGATCATTCCATCGTTTATTCGGAGAGTTTATTTGAACATTGATGCCATTTCCGATAGTGAAATCAATCATTCTGTCAATGATGGATTTGACGATGTAATTGTCCCTATCGAGTAGCCTAACCTTCTCGCGCAACGTGGTCATTTCGCTCTCAGGCATGTGGGCATTGCCCGATCCCGTCATGAGCGAAGCTTGAGGGCCAGAACGCCTTGCTTTTCCGTGCTTATAAGACATAGCGGATCTAGCCAGTTTGCGACTAGCGGCCTTTTGTGGGTTGACGACTTCGTAGTAACCGTCAGTAAACTGAACCAGTTTATCTTTGATTCCCATTATGACCTTCTATGCCTAACGGCTACTCGTCGGTTGGAAAGAGCACTGGAGTTAAGATCTCGCTCCTCCATTTCAGTGAGGCTATTTTTGATGTATCTAATGCCCTCCCTATATTCCAATCGCCTATTGCCTAATTGATAATCGGGCATGGATGCCATGGTGAGTTCTGCCGCAATAATCCACCTTCTACACTGGAGATATTCCCCTGCATGAAGGGACTTTTTGGCCTCGGCAATCTCCTCCTCTATCTGCTCTTGGGTGGATCTGCTCTCGGAGAGTAAAGATTCCTTGACCGCATCATCGATGCCCAGTCCACTAATGAAAGCTTTCTGAGCAGACGAGAATCCCATCGTTGCAGACAACAAATCGACCGCCTGATCAGCGGTGATGATGGTGTCCGAAAGCAACGTGTTGATGCTATCGATTTGATTTTGTAGCAATGCCATTGTAGACGATAATGATTAAGAGAAGTGATCGGTCAAATGTTCGTTTTACAACATTTATCTTTTACGGACAATCTTCATTCGGTATCGACAGGTTGGTTTTC